CTGCAGATATTATGCAAAGATTAATCTTTGCTTATACTGTTTAAGTATCCCGTCTCCTAGATGACAAATTATTATTGTCAAATCTCCAATCGAATTACCCGTAAGCCAACTGATAAAATCGGTTAAGCTTACCATAACGTAGTTCGATCGACTTAGGCGCTACATACTCACCAAATTGATCCAGTTCTCTTTGAGAATTAGGAACGATTTGTGGTAAAGTACGTCGTAGTCTGCTATAGCCATCTTCGGAAATCTCAGTTTTTACTGGGACTACTTTGATAGCCATCACATGACCCTTCCTGTCTATACCCATCGTTTCGTTGGTGATCCACGCTAATTCGGTTGACGATGTCAACCGGCATAGGTATGGGGAATCCAACAAGCCATAAGGCAACAGCTGACCAACATAATTCTCTACTGAAGAGTAGAGCAGTTCTGCAGTAGCCGGAAAACCGCCTAACTGTAGATTCTGAGCCAACGATGTTGAGCTCAAAATGGTCTGATTCATCTCGTTCGAAATGGACGTCAAAAGACGTCTCGTCCGAGCCGGATGTGAGCTGTGAAACTCGGTATGATTCATTGGACTTGTGTTGCATACTGGAACGAGCCTTCTGGCTCGAATAGGGGTAACAGTGTTCCCGAAGAAACTATCTTCACCACAACTTTCTAAAAAGTTGGAGTTGATAAATGACTTCTGGTGATTCACCAATAACCCATGAAATTCCAGCACATCAGCAGCGCGTTTAGCGTACCACGTCTCACAAATGACGTCGTCGCCGTACACATAAACTACTTGCTTGGCTTCCTCAAGAGGTAAGCCTTCGACGATTAAATCGCCGATGAGTAGAGAGTATACACACCATGCTAATGTTGTGAAACAAAGCGCCGAGCCCATTGGGGCAAATTTTCGGAGCTTATGGCATACAGAAAAAGCCTCGCTTTCATAGCGAGTCCATTCTGTACGACATGCCAATAAATCTGCAAGGTAGTGAGAACAATCGCCGAATAAATATTCGACGAGCTCGAGAGAAACCCGATCCGAAGCATCCTTTAGATCAAGAGTAGAATACTCTTTGTCTACGGAATGAATCTTAACGAGGTCTCTATTGATAGTCTGGTCTGAAAAATTGACTTGACCTGAAGATACGGGATGTGACTCTATTTGCTTTTGAGTCCACTTCCGAATTCCTTGCTGAACGAACTGATGTTCGGCCGGCTCACAGGAAATCAATCTAGGTCCACGACTATCCTTTGGCACAAGAATTATTTTTGCTACCGGATGATAAGGAATGAAATCCAAATCGTTCGGGCAAAAGCTGGTAAAACTCCTGAAAAAGGAATTCCACCACATAGCAAAAACGTAGACGAAAAACTCGCGATCAAGCGAGTATGTCCTTATGCCAAAATGTCTAACACAATCGGTAAGAGGCGGAACAAAAGTGAATTTATCACGATGTTCTAGGTTAGAAACCACGCCAGGTCCGTGAGAAGGGAATATCTCTCCATCATATGATGAGAATACCTCTTCAGTTAGATTTCGAGCTACCACTGTAGAAGCTCTATACCGGAAATCCGGTAAGGCATTATCAGTGGCAATGAACTCCTTAACTTTGTTTTCGCAAATGTCGTCATTAAATGGCAACACGAGCTTATAAGCAAAGAAAAGGATCTGCCTGATGTTTTTAACAACATCAGGAGGAACATTGCTGCGGATTTGACCGTTTCGATGGAAAACACGGGCAAAGAGTGAACCGCAGAATGCGGGAATCTCACTACCTCTCCAACGTTTTTTAAAGTTGGAGGGAAGTTTGAACTGCCCACTCCCCAATGCAAGGTCAAAAGCCTTGCCTAGAAGAGGTAAAGTCTTTGTTAAAAAAGACATACCCTCTTTATGGGAGCGAAAAGTCAACGAAACCAGATCTCTCTGATTAGCGCCACATTCCGTTAGTAAGCTAGAAAATACTCGTAAGAGATCGTCTAGCTTTGGATTTTCACCTTTTGACGATATCATCATTTGGATCCTAGAAATGGACGAAAGCGGAGACGCATAAACCGTTTCCGAACACTCCTGATAAGATCTCACTAATGAAAGTTACCGTTCGGTTTCTTTCACTAGGGTGATAAAGGTTTCTACATCGCTAAGAGAGATACTCTCTTTAGTACGAGGAACCTCAACATCGTCGGCTAAATCGATCAGCGCACTAGTCTTCAATCGTCGGAGCAAAGCTTCGATGAGAGCGACTAGTTGGAGAATTTGATCAAGTGTCATTTTCTGCAATCCCAAAATGAAGGCGAATATAACTGTGCAACACTGAGAGTCAACGGTTAACGTTGGCCCAAAAGTAGTTGAGGCAGAGTAGTCGTAGAGTAGGTAAGATATCCAATTAATCTTGAAAGATTTTGGACGTCAGCCAACGCAAACGACTTGTTCGGTACCTTCAATTGAAGGGAAGCGCTAAGTATGTCATCGGCTTGGGGAATCCCATTAATGGTTACGTTCTTTGCGCGTGTAAATCGGGCAGTAATGACCGAAGTACCGCCAGGACGATAATCATTAGAGACCGTCATTAAATACGGTTCATCAGCCGTTCCGTGGGTGGTCGCAATATAGCGGCCCTCGGATTGTTTGGCATACGTATACTCTACTTGACCGGCAATGGTAATACCAGTACCGGAATAGAGTGTTAAAGGATCAGCTAAAGCCATAACTCACACCACACTAAAAGGGAAGAAAAGTGACTAAGAAAACTCGCATAAGCAATTATAGCCCATGCGTTGAATTCTCAGCTAGGTT